ATCCAAAGAATAGTTTGACACTCTGTTAGCTTCTGCATTTGCGTTGGTTGGCATTAACCAACTATTAGATATAAATTCTGTTGCCATATTTTTTTTAATTAATCATTTAATTATTCTCCCATTCTATACCAAGCGGTTGGGCTTGATGCATTGCTTAAACTGTCAAGGTCATTCGGAACTCCAGTTCCATAAATTTCTGTTACTGCTGCTGAACTTAGTTCTGTATTATCCCAATATGCAAATTCATCCATACTTCCATTTAAATACTCTTGTCCAGAAAAACTACCGCTTGTTCCTCCCCCTAACCCTATGGCATTACCTAAACCTCTTATAGCTTGTGTTCCATATGGTGAGCCATCATTTAATACTGTTAATGGTTGTCCATCTAACCACATTTTACAATTAACAATATTTGCTCTATTAGAATCACTGTCAACAGGATTGTAAATAGCTATATGATGCCAATTTCCATCAAATATGTTTTTTGTAGGGTCTGTACCATTTATTAATTCTGAGTATGCTCTACAATAGCTACTTGAAGCCCTGTAATATTCTAAAGCAAAATGTAATCTTCCGTTTACCATTCCAGCTCCCATTGCATACCTAAATTTAGGTGCTGCAATATTTGCGTTCCCACAGAAAAAAGGAACATATGTGCCACTTACTGGTTTTATCCAAAAACTAAATGTTCTTATAATTGCAGTTCTATGACCTCCGCCAACTATACCAGCTTCAAAATAAGAATCAACCCCATCAAATGTAAAACTCTGTGTGGATGCAAAAGCGGCGGATTCTATACCTAAAGAACGATTTTCAAAAGTTCCGCTAGGTAAAGTATAAGTAACTGTATAAGAATTTATTGATGACGTTGAAAGCGTTATTTCACCCGTTGAAGAGTTTATACTTAATCCCTCTGGAGTTGCTGTAAACGTTCCGCCTGTGTCTCCTGTTATCGTTGGCGTAGGATTAGACTCGTCAACTCTATAACTGCTCTGAGAATAACTAAAAGCGGCAGACTCTGACTTAGTCGCTCCTGATGGAATGTAAAATAATCCGTTTATTTTTTTAGGGTTAAATATTACTGGCATCTCTTTTAAGTTATTGGTAAATTACAATTATCATAGTTAAACGGTATTTTAAGTCCGATATTCATTCCAAATCCTGTCAACTCATCTTCAAATCTCTCTGTAAAGCTAGTCATTGTTGATGAACGAACCAACTGAACTTTTAACCAATCTGAGTTATTTGTAGTTGAGGTCTTTTGCTCAAAATATCCTAATAAGTCAAGCAATACTTGACACATATCTGACTTTACATCATTCTCATTGCTTTCATCTTTCTTTACTAAGTCCATTGCTAGAACGTTAAAGTTCCAAGTAAAAGTCCCGTCTCCTAGCGTTGCAGGTTGGTCAACTACCCAAAATAGTGGATAGTTAAAATCTAACAATTGATTGTGTTCAACAATTTCAAATAAGTCGCCATTGCCAAAGTTTTGAATTTGCTTATGTGCTGAAGCAAAGTCAGAAAATTCTTTTAATATTTGATTATAAGTCAATATCATTTTTTAGCGTTGTTATATTCGTCTCTCCAACAATAAGAAGAACCTGCAGAGCCTAAATAGTAACTCGTTTGAAATGCTGTCTTTCTAGGGTTTAAATCGTCTGAGTGTTCTTTATACTTAGGAAACAAATTATCGTTATCACATAAAAAGTTAATTAGTCTTGCTTCTCTCTCTTCAGCTTTGTTCTTCCACTCATCACGCAAAAACTGTAAGTCTTGGTAGCTTATCGGTTGACTATTTTCACTCGACTTAGTTGCAACAGACTTATTTCTATACTTAAACAACATAGACGTTGAACACTCATAAACAGTCCATTGAGCCATCGCTGGAGCAATATAGTTGTCTAACAAATTAGTCTCGTCAGAGTTTAACGTTCCCGCTGTTATCTTTGCTTTTAAATCGTCATATAAAGGAGTCCCTAAAATAGGATGGATTCTTAATTCCTGGCAATCTCTAATTGACGGTAAAATCAATCTCATATCGACATTAGGGTCGATTAAAGTTGTGTTCTTAACATATGCTTCTGATATAAATAAAACTGCCATAATTATCTTTTTAAACGTACAACTTGTTGTTGCCAAATATGACGACAAAAAGGAGTCGTCTTTCCTGTCTCTGGGTTATTATACCAACCACCTCGCTTAGTGAAAATAGATATTCCCGTTTGACCAAAATCGTTAGTTAACAACTCTAATTGCTGTAATGTATATCTTTTCGTTGTCGCTAGTAACATCATTTTTCTGCAAAAAGGTCTACTTTCTGTCTTTAGTGGCGGTGCGTCTGGTCTTTCAATATATTGATAAACAATAAAAATCTCGTCTTGAGGCTTTTGTATTGTTTCTTTTGCGTCTGGTGTCGGTTTAAAATCTTTGTCTAATGCTTTTGCGTCTACTAAGTTTGAGACCGCTTCGCTAATATCACTTACAGGAACGTTTAAACCTTTGCTTAATTCAGTAATTGGTAAGTCTGGAGTCTTAATTAATAGACTTAAAACATCTTTTTCTAAGTCGTTTAATACTGTTGTTATTGCAAAAGACTCTTTTCTTATCTGCTCCTCATACATTTTAGCGTCTTCTAACGACGTAATTGGGTTAATGTAAGTATCTAACACTTCCAAGTCAGTTTCATTGTAACCTGTGTCTTTTAATTGACTTAAAATAATATCGTCTAAACTACTTTTTAATTGTACTTGCTGACCAACTTCTAAAGGTGCTAAACCTATTTTCTCTCTAATCTCATCTGGAGTCATTACGTTAACAACTGTTTGCTCTGAAAATTGTCTTTGTACTGGCTCTATCTTAACAATATGAACGGGACTTCCTACAATACCGTTAAAGTTAAGTATTGAGTTAATCAACTCGTTAAATATTTTTTGCTCTGGGTCTATTTGTAAGTTTTGATACAATTGTGACGCAACTGCGATTTCGTCAGCGTTGTTTCCTAGTCCTGAGCTATCTTTTATGCCAAATAATTTTGGACTCGTTATTCCGTGCGCTGTGAATATCTCTTCTCTTATTTGGTTGTTTAAGTTTATAAATCTTTCATCTTGTCCGTTAACTGGAATAGGAATAATCTGAGGATGGTCTGATGCTTGGTCAGTAAAAGATAAAAGAGGTTTTCCTGCGTTATCTGAGCCTGTCGCATAATCTTTAAAACGTCTTTCGATTTGATGCATTTCCTCCTCTGTTGGTTGACCGTTATTAAAACTAATTACATAACCAGCAGACAAGTTGTTTTTAATATTACTTAACGTAAAGTTTGCAATCTGTGCGTCTGACTCTAAATAAGGTATTGCAGAAACATAGTCAGGTAGAGGATAAACCCCTACGTCTGGTCTATATTCTTTATAATAAATTAAGTAATCAACGTCACTCTTTGCGCTATCGTCATAAGGAAATTGTTGTAATATTTTAAAATCTTCGTTATTTTGTGGGTTTCTAGCTGACCAATCGTCAGTATAATAGTAAAGATTATTTTCAACACCGCAACGAATATCGCAAAAGTCAATATGATTAACAGCGGCAATCTTACCATTTTTAGACATTCTAACCTGTAAAGAAAAACCTCCGTAAACTTTTTTATCTTTTGCTAATTTACTAAGTAAGTCGTCTAAGTTTTCATCCTCATTAGGCATTCTTAAAAATCCCTCAACATAAGCCTTTTCAGTAAACGATAAATTGCCCTCTATACTAAATCCTTGTCCAACTATAAATTTAACCTTAGAGTTGATTATTTGATTATGCTTAGAACTCTCGTTGTATAACTTAGTTAAGTAATCTGGATATGTATTTTTATAAGGTCGCTCTGTTCCGTATTCATACCAGTCGCCTTTTTTTGACTCTTTAAACTGAGGCAACTCATAACCTCCAAAATCTAAGGGAATTAATTTTACGCTCATAATGAAGGATTGTAAACAATGTTTGTATTTGTTGCGTTTGTGTGTTGTGTATAAGACGGAGTGTAAGTGCTATCTAATAATTTAACTTTTCCCTCTTCTACTTTTGTCAACCCTGACGGGTCTAAGTTTGTTGAACTAACTTGCTCAAAAACTTCATAAGAATAAAAACCACCTTTGCCTAATATTAAACTACCATTAACAGCATCGTTAACACCTTCAATAAAATTAAATTCATTGTAACGTGTTTTATTAGTGCTTATGTCTGTCATTATAGTATAGTAACTAACTTTAGTTTGGTCGCTAGTAAATTTAAACAAATAATTCGGATTTGTTATTGTACTTAACTCATAAAGTGTAGCTACAAAATTAGTGGTTTGGTTCTTATTTAACACTATCATTTTTTAGACTTTTTCTTTTCTTCAAAAATATGTTCAGCACCTAATTGCTTAAGTAATTTAATATTTTCCTCTTTAACTTCAACTTGAAAGCCTTTTATAAATAACGTGTGACCTAAAAACTCTTTTTTTATCATAACTTAAATTTTTAAAAAAAAGGAGGCGTAATAAAACACCCCCTCTTCCAAACAACAAAGAACTATTTTATGCAATAGTTAAACCAGCTACGACTGACGCTTGGACAGCGTAGCAAGGAAATTTCGACTTATCAGTAATTTCAATTTGATACTGATTTGCGTCTCCGAAGGCCTGTCCTGTTTGTGCAACAAGAGACGAACCTTCAGCAAATGCGTCAGCGCCTAAAGCCCAGTATACTCCGTTATTGTCTTTAACAATTACGAAAACTCTCGCCAAAATAGCAAGTTTTAATTCGTTAGACTTTACTGCTGATAATTTATTTATTGTAAATGCGGCAACATTATCATAAAATGATGTACCGCCTACAGGGTCAATGGTAGACGTTGAAGTTAACGAACCCGATTCCTTTTTAAGATTGTACTTATAAAAGTTTGTAGCTCCTGCCTGTGTGATAGCAGTAATCTCGTGGTTTGCTAAAGTAAACGCTGTAACATTATCCCTTTCTGATATAAGAATCTCCTCTATTCCGCCGATTGAATCGGAGCAATCTCTGGAAAATCCTGTAGCTAATGGACAACTCATAGGTTTAAATTTTTTTTAATTAATTAATAAAAGGGAGTTTTTACACTCCCTTAATTCTTATTCTTATACTAAAGCAAATCTAACAATCTCGTCAGGGAACGCAACGTTCACACCTGTTCTGAAAGCCATTGTTACTTTGTAAATTCTGTCATTGTCATCATACCAACTTCTAACATCGTTCGCCTCTTCGTCTGGTAAATCAACACCAATAAAAACGTTAGACGCTCTCATTAAGTAAATGTTGTTATTTGGAGAACCACCAACAGCAGTTAAACCTGGGTCTGAAACAACTTCAATATTAGGGAAACCAATTAAAGGCATAGACTGAGTCTGTCCTTCTGAAACATAATGGAAATAGTTTCCATCTGCTAACGCTCTTTGGTATAATAAAAACTGTGCTGGAGCAACAAACATTTTTAAATCGTCTGCGCCTGCGATAGCTTCAGGAGTTAATTCAGCCATTCCTAAAAGAATGCTAATAATGTTTCCAGAAGTATATCCTGTTCCAGTAGTAATCCCTGTAGGGTTACCGTCAACAGCAGTTCCAGCCGCTAAAATTTGTTTATCTAATCCGTCAAACTTACTTAAGTTAGCAGCACCTGAAGCAGTATCTCCTTGCCAGTATGCTTTTCCTAAAGCGTCTTGAACTTTAGCAATCTTTTGAGCGAAATAAATCTCCTCGAAAGGAACTTCCTCTTTTTCGTTAGTAAGACCTTGCTTTAACATAACAGCAGTATATTTAGCCGCTAGGTCAGTCATACATAAATCCTCGTGAACTGCAACAGCTCCAGGAGTTATTGTTCTTTGTGTTAAAGTAGTTGTTCCACTTGCACTTCTAGAACATCCGTCCGCTTGAAAAACAACGTCAGTATCTAAAATGTTAATTGTAGTCGGCCCTTTAACACCGTCTTGGATATTAGCATATTCTGCTAGTCTACCCTTTGCAACTGACGCCACTATGATGTCCATTGCGTTCTGTTCTGTGTACGCTGGTAATGCGCTTACATCGAAACTCATAATTTTATTTTTTTTTAGTTAATAATTTTTTTAGATTTTAAGACACTTATAATATCTTTTTTAGTGTCTTTTTTAAATGCCTTAAACGCTGAATTTCTTTTCTTTACAGCGTCTTTTGTTGGCTCTACTAAAAGTTTTTCGGTTAGTTCTAAAAGTTTAGCAAAAGATTCTCTTAAGTTAGTAACGTCTTTTTTAAGTTCGTTGAACTCTTCAGAAAGTGTCGCTTCCATTCCGAAAACTCTTTCTGTAACAATACTCTCAATGATTTTCTTTGCTTCTCTCTCTTGAGACTCAGACAAAGGAGTTGACATTTCTTCTTCCTCTTCCTCTTCAGTTTCAACCTCTGGGACTTCTTCTTCTTCTAACTCAACAACCTCAACGATAACACCGCCCTCAGTAACAATCTTACGACCGTCACTTAGTTCGTGTTCTCCGTCTGGTGCTGGTAAAAGTTCGCCCTCAACCTCAACAACAACGGCTGCTCCGACAACTACTTCTGGCTCAATTTGTGCAACAGTTCCGTCTGCCAAAACAACGTCTTCAAACTTTTCAGTCGTAGACTCTACAGTCTCCTCGCTTACTTCCGTTTGTTCAGTTTCAGTGGTTTCAGTCTGAATGTTAGATTCTGTTTCAACTTCAACACCTTCGCTTTTGAAAATGCTTTTAATGTCGTTAAACAATTCTTTTAATTCATTCATAATAAAACTTTTTTATATTTAGTATATATAACAAATAATTTAATTTTTGAACGTAAATGTTAATTATTTTAGATTTTAACACATTTTCCGTTTTTCTTTTTATATCCCTTAGGGCATTTTTCGTCATATAAAACTTCTGAATGACTCTCGCAGGGCATATACCAGGTTTTACCCTCATACTCGTGAGTGTGATAACCACCGTCACAACCTATACTTAAAGATATTTCTTCAGCTTTCTCTTTTGTACTATAAGCAAGTCTGTCGTCAATTATAGCGTGGTTCTCATCTACTAACATAGAAACAAAATTGTTTTTTTTCTTTTTATATTTCTTAACTACGTCTCTAATCTTTTTAATTAAGTTAGTAGGATATTTAACAGTCTTATCTTGTCCGAACATACCCTCAACAGAAAACCCCTTAAACGTTCCGTCTTTTACCATATTCCAAACCTCATCGTTTTCTACCCTCATAGAACCCCACCAACTCCCGTCAGGCGCATCCTCAAAACCTTTAGGTGCTTTAATGCCTCGTTTAGAATCTATTATTAATGACTCAATAACATAAACACCTTTAGCCTGTAAATTGTTATTGTGCATTAAATTGACATTTGCGTTTAGACCGTTTTTAAAAAATTTATTTACTATTTTCTCAATTGTCTCTCTACGAAATACAACATAATACTTTTCGTTTTTATCGTTTAGTCTAATAATAGGTAAATCGGCTTTCATAAAGTAACCGCTAACAATTCTTTTTTCTTCGTTTTCTATTTTAAAGTCTTGTCTGTATTTATCTTTAGTTTTCATTTTATTAATTGCCCAGTTGATTCCTGAAGTCCCACCCCATAAAAGCCACGCTAAATAACCGCAGTCTCTCCAAGGTGTGTCTTTATACTCTTTATCAACCTCAGCGTTTTTTTTATGTCTGTTAAAAGATGCCATACGTCCGATAGTTTCCCAACTGATTTTAGATTTATTTTTTAATTGATTAGCTCTTGAAAGTCCAACCCTTGTAAAATTGCAGTTGATTTCGTCTTTATGTTCGTCAATCCATTTAAGAGCTTTTTTTGCGTTGTTAGACGCAGACTCTGGATAGTCGTTAAATGTTTCTTCAAACTGATGTTTTTGAAATGCCATCCACTCAGATTCTATTGCAGGTGAATCAACAAGAGCTATATAGTCAACTCCCGACTCATCCTCTTCGTCAATAATTAATTCTAATAATTCGCTTTTTTCCATAATATAAATTTTAGCTTAGTGTTGCCTGTCCTTGAATAACAGCAACTTGGTTTTGTGTGTTAGTAATATCTGTCTCAGTAACAAAGACTTGTGTCGGTTCTTGTGGAACTAAAGTACTCGTATTTGTAACAGGCGACAATTGAGGAGCAGTCCCTGCGCCTCCCGAAAAGTCAGGTGCTTTATTTCCATCACCTCCAGGACTTCCGCTTTGAAACTGTTGTTTACTTATTGTTGCAACGTTTGCAAGTCCGTTGGCGACAGCAAGTCCAGCGGCTATAAAAGGTTGAGCAGGAAATAAAATACTTTTAGGGTTGGCGGCTGCCGCTGCAAAGATAGCATTAGCACCTTGATAAGTTTGTATTATTGCCTGTGCAATTTGTAGTCTTTTATTTATCTCAAACGCTTTCTTTTGACTCTTCTCGTTATCTTTAGCAAACGCAGTTGTTAAGTTAATTAAAGCGTCAACACCTTGTGACGCTAAACTTAACTTTGCATCCTCTAACGCAATTTGTCGTTCAAGTTCTTTTTGTTTATCTGCTTCGTCTTTTTCTTGAACTTCTTTCTTTTTTGCCTCTTCCTCTTTTCTAAATTTATCGTTTATTGCTGTAATGTCAGATTGTAATTTAGTTTGTAACGCTAATTCTAATTCAGCGTTGTCTTTAGCTAGTAAAAACTTTTCATCATATTGCTCAACTAAATTAGCAATCTCTTGTTCTTGTTCTGTATTTGTAACCTCTTGTAAAAGTTTAAACTGTTTGTCTTGCTCTTGTTGTTCTTTTAAATTAAACTCTTTTGTTAATTTTAAAATCTCTTGTTCACTTTCAAATCTTATTAAACGCCTTTCATTTTTTGTTAGTTCATCATTCTTTAACAAATGATTTCTTTTCATTTTTTCAATCTCAATTAAGTCCTGTAACTCTTTTGCTGACGCTTCTTTTCTTGCTAATCTTAATTGAAATCTAGCCTCTGCGTCTTTTTGACCTAGTTTAATAGCTTCTTGTAACTTTTTATTAAAATCTTCTTGTGCTTTATTTATTTTTTTAATTGCTTCTTGAGCAATTTTAGCGTTATTTTTACGGTCTTCATTATTAACTTGTGTAAATTTACTTTGCGCCTTTATTGCCTCCGCTTCTCTTTTTAACGCTTCGTCAGTTTCGTCAATTGCGGCAACTTGTTCCATCAATTCATCTGTAAATTGTTTTGAATTTGCGGCTGCTTGTGCTTCCAAATCAATTAAACTTGTAAGACCTCCAGCAACCATTAACAACCCAGTGACATACTCTTCAGTACCAACATTTTGTCCTGTTTGTGCGTCAATTTGTTCTTTTACAATTTCGGCAAATTTTTCTGCTCTTAAGTCTGCGAGTGCTTCCTGTTTTGCTTTTATAATAAGTAAATCTATATTTTCCTGAAGTGCTTGACTAACTGACTCAATACCGTCTTTTTCAGCGTCAACGTTGCTTAATAAATCTGGATATTCTTCTTGTAGTTCTTTGACAGCTTTTACTTTTTCTTCTCTCGTTTTAGATTCGTCATTTAAAACTTTTTGTAATTTATCAGCCGCTGATAATTCTTTACTAATTGAGTCAATAGCTTTTTTTGTTGCTTCGTTCATTTCGGCTTGTGCCGCTGTTGTTCCTGTAATTAAGTTTTTTAACTTATCAAAGTTTGCAATTAATAAACCAATACCGACAACTAAAGCACCGATTCCAGTAGCAATTATTGCACCTTTCATTAATTTAAACGACTTTGTTGTTGCGTCTGTTGAAAGACCTAGTAATCTTTGTGCGACTGTTGTCGCTTTTATTACCATTAAATTAGCTTTTTCAGCCACATTTTTAGCAACTAAAACTATAGTACTTTCTTTTTCAAGATTCTTTCTTAAAGTTTCAACACCCATTAAAACACTCTGAGCCGCCTGAAGTTTTACCATAGTCTCTCGCAACTCTTCGCTTTCAACGCCACTCATAGCCATAACACCTTGAAAAGCAGTAAATCCAGCAACGACAGTTGTTCCAATGTCAAGAGCCGCTTGAAGTTTAACTCCGTCATTTGCTAATCTATTTACCTCGTTTTGAATATCAATATAACGGTCTTTTAAGGCCGCTGCTTTTTGTATTGCTTCTTTTCCTAGAGGCGAAGTTCGTCCAGCCTCTAACGCAATAGCTTGGTATTGTTGAATTTGTTTATTCATTGCCCGTATATTAACGGGTGCTTCCTCTATCTCTTTATTTAAAGCGTCAAACTGTTGTTGTAACGTTTTAGTTTCTTTGTCAGATGAATCTAAAGTTTTATTTAGTTTCTTAGTTGCTTTTTCTAAGTTTCCTAAATTCGTTACTGATTTTCCTGTTTGAACGTCTAATTCTAATGCTATTTTTTCTGCCATTTTATTTAGTGCTTATAATATTGTATGTAACTCCATCCCATTGAACCTGAACAGTATCAAACGCAGATGTTAAAGTGTAAGTAGTTGAGCCATCTATCAAACGAGTTGGTGCGCTTAATATAGCTTGATTTGCTGAGTGTAATTTTTTAAACGTCCAAGTTTTACCGTAAGTCGATTCTGTTGCAAACGTCATTGTGACATTACCTCCCGAAGTGTCAATTAAAAAAGTGCTTACACTCTCAACGGCTTTACTGTTTACGCTAACCTCTTTAGTTGCTCCAGGCCCTTGCTCAACTCCGTTTAAAAAACTTATGTTGTTGTTTGCTATTATTGTGTTATTAGTATTTAATATACTTACGTTTTTAACTCCTTGAATTAGATTGTTATTTCCTGTAATTGTTACATTTTCAGAACCAGCCTCAACGTAATTATTAGAACCTATTATAGTTATGTTTTTTGCTGTTGCGTCAATATAATTATTAGACCCTAAAGCGTTAATCATATTGTTGTTTATAATATTGTTATTTGTGTGCTGTATCATTCCGCTTTGATATAACGGAGTGTTTTCACTAGCAATTAATCCGACTCCTCCATTTGCTACCGCTGTTGTTGGTGTAAATACTGTTGCTAATTTAATTTTTAAAAACTCGCATTTAGTCACAGGATTAGACGGATTATAATTCTCTATTTTATTAAGTCTAAAATAAGAACCGTTAAAGTAATATTGTTTTTTAAACGAAAGGTTTTTTATGTCGCCAGGCGTAAGATGAAAATATGCGTTTACTATTTTACTATTTATGTCCGTTATCTCTTCAATAAACTTAGAGTAATATTTATTATATAAATTATTATTTGTAAAAGTTATATCATAAAAAGTGTCGTCATAATATACTTCTTTAGTAAGTCCAAAGTTTATATCTATCGTTGGAGTAAAAGGGTCGTTAAAGTGACCAGCATACGGATAGGTTGTCATAAAATTTGCACTAGGCGTTGTTGACAATTTATTTTCATAATAAAGCCAACCCTGAGCAGTTGCTTTTAATCCTCCGTAATATAATATTCTAATATTAGACTCAGTTTTAGATTGTCCGTTATTGTCGTCATATTTCTTAATTGTAGCAATAACCCTATCTTGATTAAGTTGTCCGACTATTGGAGTAGGCGAAAATATAACTTCAGTCTTTTTTGTTTTTTGTAAAAACTCGTTATTTATTTCGTGCTTTCTTTCTCCGTAACATTCATTCCAAGTGTCTAAGTACAATTGATTATAATAATCTTTGTCGTCTTTGTATTTGTACAAATATTCTTTTGAGTCAACTTTAGCCATAGGCAAAGACTCAATATTTTGAGAAAAGTCTAATTTTTGAGACCAATCGACAATCGTATTATTATAAAAGTCCTCTCTAGGTTCTATTAATAAATTCTTTTTATTTGCTTCGTCTGGCTGTATATACAAATTAAACATCTTTACAATAGACATAAAGAAGTCCTTTTGTTTTATCTTCTTAGGAATTACGTCAGTATAATTAATACTATTCCCTTCGACATAAGTATTATTAACAACTTTATTTTTAAAAATACCGTTTGCAACATTTAACTCAACTGTTCCAGTATATGCCTTTGTTCCACAATCGCCTAAAGTAAACGCTCCAGGCTCAACAAATAAAGGTTGAAAGCCTGTGCTATAATTACATCCAGTGTAATATAAATCGAATATATTGTCCTCTTGACCATATAAAGAACTCTGAATAACTATTTGTATAATGTCGCCACTTTCAACAAACTCACTTTGAGCAGTAATCCAATAACGATTAGGTTGAACAGATTGTTGTCTAGGGTCTGTTGTTGACCAAATAGCAGTTCCATAAACATTGCCATTAAGAACAACGTCTCTCTTATTATCAATAGTTTCGAAGTAGTCGTTATCTGGATAAGTAGCTCCCGTAGTTGTAACGCTAGTCGTTCCTCCTACAATTGTATCTGTATAAGTAATGTTAAAACGCTTACTTCCTAAAACTCCAGTCTCAACAGGCGTAGTTGTTCCGAAGGGTGTATAAGTGTAACCTCCTTTAGCATTTCCTGCGCTGTCTGTATGTAATAAAAATATCTTACCTTCTATTGCTGTAATACAGTTTACATCGTTTGTCGGTGTTGCTCCTGTTCCATACGCTTGTGGCGTAAACGTTCCCGTTAAATCTACCTCAAATTGAAAGTCATAAGACCCTGTTTGATTACAAGTATATTTACCCGTTGTAGTGTCATAAACTCCGTTAGGGTCTGTCTCTGTAATCATTTTAATATCATAGCTCGGGTCGTCTGTATCTCTATGAGTAATTAACGCTTGACTTGCTGAGCTAGTCGCTTGAAATTGCGCCTCAGTTGCTGAGAATATTCTTTGACTTATTGACGTTGACGATAACTTAAAGTCTTTACCACTAAAAGGAATTATTAATTTGTTAAAAGGGTCTGACGTTAAAAACGTTGAGGTGTAAGTATATCCAGCAGCGGCAAACATTTTGTCAATGTAGTCTTTTGCATATGTTGCTGGAAAAAAGTCAACTACTCCCCATTCATTTAAATCTAATGACGAAGCATAGTCAATCATAGGATAAACATAACCAGATGACGCAGACCAAGAAGCAACCTGATTTGCTTTAGTCCAATCGTGATTAAGAGTACTCCAATTCATTGAAGCATCGTCAAGTTCTTTGTCGCCTAAAGCGTTAACAAAGTTTCCTAAGCGTCCAATAATAACACACTCATAAGAAATTAAACCGTCTGTATTATTTACTTTTTTTAGTTGTAGATAACCGTCAATTTGTACCTCTCCATCTACTAAGTAAACAACGTCTGTTTTTAAATTAGGATTAAAAGTTTGTAAAGACGTATTAATATCAAAGATGTGTTCAAATATTTTATTAATCTTTTTAGAACCTGGAATAGTTATCGTCTTTGAAAAGTCCGCTTTTCTTGTGTCAGGCTTTGCAATGTCAGCAATATTAAAAGTTAAGTTAGGGTTTAAAGACTCTATTAACTCAATCGTTTGTCCGTCAATATATAGTTCTTCTTTTATCATCCTGAACAGCTTTCGCAGTTATCGTCATCAATGTTACAAGTACGTTCTGGAACTGGCATCTTTTCCAATTCTCTTAACATCTTTTCAAATTCAGTTTCTTTCTTTTCCATAATTAAAATCTTTGTCTGTAATTATCAACTCCAAATTCTAGGTTTACCTCTAAATTAAACATCTTATCAACTTTGCTTCTTTTCTCTTCCCAATTGCCCTCTATATTTTTTATTGGTATTCTTTTATTGTTTTCGTGTAAGTATATCTCAGGCGATTCAATCAACTCTAATAACCAATTAAATGTGTCAGCGTCAACCCAATCAGACGTTAGTTTCATTTTAGGTTTAGACGTTGTGTAATATTGCACTTTTTGTCTATCGCTTATAGAGTAATTAATAACACCAACAGACGATAAGTTTTCAGGGTTCTGTTTAAAAAACTTTCTCTCAATCTCTTCGCTTCGTTTGCTTACCTTAGTAAAATTAAAACAATCAAAACCTCCTAAAGAATTAAGAAACTCTAAACGCCTTGTCTCGTATCTACATTCAGACTCAATATTAAAAAACATTTTCTTAGTTTTTATTGTAGTTGAATTATATAACGCTACACTATAAGAAGTTGCTGAGGTTGATATTACTGGCTGACTACCCGACAAGAACTCTGCCGCTGCTACGTTGTTAAGCGTTTGAGGTGAACAAGCAACGCTAACGTGATGTTCTGTAACTCCTGTCGGTTTTCTTAACTCTGACGTTGATAATATACTCCCTGATGCGTCATATTCGTCTATAATAACTCTATCGATAGGAAAATTAGCGTGGTCGTATAAAAACGACAAATAACCTTCGTCTGTTATTTCGACTTTAACATTTTCGCTTCGATTAGGATTTAACGAGTTCGGTTCGTTTGTTAACCAATCTGAGCGAGTAGCACCTGAGCCAACAACATAGTCCTTAAATTTGTCTGTAACTTGCCAGTCGTAAAAGTTTAAAACGTTACCTCTGTAATTAGGTAAAGCACTATTAAAAACAATAAAGTCGTAAAAGTTAGCATCCTCTAAAGGACTAGGAAAAGAAACTGTTTGATTTAACGACTGTGTTAATGTGCCACCGTTATAATGTTCCCAACCAAAACGAATTTTAAATTGTCTCCAAGATGCGTCATCGTAATAGTTAGCACCTTCTGAATTATCAAACATAGCCTCTTGATTAGTTTGATTAATTTCGCTTAGTACGTTTTGAACATATGACTCCATAACGCCATTCATATTGACTCTTCCGAATCCGTCAGAACGTACAGGAGTTTTTAATCTCGATAATAGAACAACGCCTGTCGTTTCGTATATATCAATAATATATTGAAAACCTTCATAGCCTCTAGTTGTTGCGTCTGACTCTTTAACAACAATCTCAACAGGGTTGTAAACTGTCCTATAATTTTGCGGTAAATTGCTTACTGTTATACTCATTTCTTTAAAATCTTTTTCATTCCTTTTGTTAACTTACTTGTAGTAATAATTCTAATATCTTTTTTAAACTGATTAAACGCTTCGCCTGTAAAGGTTTCTTTCATACAGTCGTCAAAGAAAAAACGAGGTCTTATTCCTTTATGTGCTATTGATGTCCTTACAGCATATGCGTTAAGTCCTTTACTTTCTGCCCATTCTCTTATCTGACTAACTCTCGGCCCTTTCTTAAAACTATAAGGCGAGTTAGGCGCTTTAAGTTCCCAGGGTTGATTATTACTTTTTCTATTTCCTCCAATACCTCTAACACCTTGATTTAAAAAATCGTAATAGTCAGCCATAAACAAAGTAGCAACCATACGCTGACCAAACATCTCGACAGGCATCCTGACAGTATCTTTTAAATTGCCTTTAAAGTTTAAACCTTTTTCGTCAATAGTTTGTTTTAAACAAAAAACCATTTCAGCGGCAATGTTTCCCATAACTTGAGACATCGTTGTAGGATTATCAACAACAACTTCCTCTAACTGAGAAACGTCAAAACCCATTATATCAAAAGGGTCGTTACTCATCGTCTTTTAATTTTTTGCATTGAGTCATTATGTATCTGTCTTTCCATCTTTTGTTTATCGCTATAATAAGCAACTACGTTTAACGCTTTAATAACTTCCCACGCTAGAACCTCATCCCACTTGTCAATCCTACTGTTAGTCAAATTGTCTAATGTTGACCACCAACCCCAACGCTCAGCGAATCCAGTTCCTCTTTTGACTCTTTCATTATCCTCTTCGCTTTCGCTATCAAAGAGGTTTTTATATCTTTTGTTAAGTTCGGTAAGTGATTGTAAAAAAAAACACCAATTGGATAAGCAATTGAAATCGGCATATTCTCTAAGAAGTTGTCTGCTGTCTCTCTAACGACTTCACCAGTAACTTTAACATCTCTCCATCTAAACCGCTTCTTCTCAATTGGTCGGCATATCGTAGTTAGTATTTTATGAAGGTTGTTAAATATTACTTCTTGATTGTCTTTAGCGTCTTGTAAGATTTCCATATTGTTTATGTACTCTCCAAATAATAGTTTTTTAGCGTCTAATTTAAACTCATACCAATGAGAACCAATCTTAAAACGTTTGTTCTTTAACGTGTTAGGCAACTCAGTATTTAAAAAAGCTAATTTCTTTTTTATTTTATGATAGTCGTCTAAACTTACGTTCTTAATAACTTCTTTCTTTTCGCCTGTTAATACGCAAAGAATATTAATAACCCTTTGTATGTCACTCATTTCGGTGTTTAATATAGGTCTTAAATTAATATACTTTTGTAGCGTTATGTCGTCCCAGGACGTTGGTACAGTTATTTCCATATTAGTATATATAACAAATTTTTCAATATTTACAATAAAGACAAAAAAAAAGAGGAAACGCTCTTTTGCCGACTTCCTCTTTTAGACCTTAATTAATCCAAATCAAAACAAATATACAAAAAAAAAGCTACTCGTTAAAGTAGCTCTTAAATTATTTGTTTAGTGTTTAATTATTTATTATCAGGAACTGTAGTTATATTTTTTAATTGTGGATATTCATTCTCTCTAATAGTCCACTTATCAGTGTAACACTGCAAAATATCACTTTGACATAAACCAGTAGTATAACCATTCTCTATACAAACAACTAATATTTTTTTATTATCTAAAGATTTATATCTTAATTCATACATATCACTTTCCCACGCTACAAACTCATTGTTGTCTAGTAATAATTTAATGTCGTCTAATCTATCTATTTCTTTTTGTGTTAAGTTTTCCATTGTGTTTGTTTTAATTAATTACAATGCTAATATATAAATATATTTATAAACTACAAAACTTTTTTAAGTTTTTTTTATCTCTTCTTTTCTCTTCTTATCTTATCTCTTCTTAATGCTTGAGTATTGCTTAAGCATTGCTTAAGTATTGCTTAAGGACTGCTCCCTCTGTTGAGAGCGTAAAATCGTCTAGTTTAGTCACTAATGACAAAATATTTTTTTTACTTTTTTTTAGTAATTATCGTATTGAATACCAGCCTCTATTGTGTTCTTTTAAATGTATGAGTGCAACGTATCGCAAAGCGTCCATTAAGTGGTCTAAGCCAATAGGTTTTTGTAGACTGTTTCCGTTTTTGTCTGTCGCCCATTTATATGTCCTGAACTCTTTTTTTAAGTTACTACTATTAACAACGTTTATGTTATAACGTTTAAGAATGTCTATTCCGTTAAGTATTGAGTCTCTACCTTTAACAGCAGGTTTTGCGTTTATGCCTAGTCTATATAACTCCTCTATTGACTTAGGCTCTGCACTGTCGCAAATAACCTCATCTCTATTTACAATAGGTTTAAGACGCTCAGCCAGGTCTTGATTAGTTAACCCTTTCTCGTAAACTATTTCTTTTAAATATAAGTCTTTATCTCGTTTGTAAACAGCTAAACAAGCCGCAGGGTCTAAACTATAACCAAAGTCTAGTCCATACGCTACAAGTTTTGCGTCAGGCATCTTGTCAACGTATTTAACATTCTCATATATTAATCCACTTATATTACCATACTCTCCAAGACCGTATATTTTCCAGAACTCTTTGTCTGTTTGTTTAAGGTATTCTATTTCTTTAATTAATGACTTAGGTAGAAAGGAATTGTTTTTATAATTAGATACTATCACTTCAACGTCTCCGACTTCATTAGAACGCTTTATTTCAATCTCTTGATTAATCCATACTTGCTCATCGTCAGGGTTAAAGTCAATAAAGATTTTATTCTCAGTTCTCATTAACAACTGAAAAAACTCCTGTTTGTATTCTAATTCGTTTGCTTCATTACAATATAAAATATTCCTTTTAGCTCCTCTTAACTTTTGTTCATCGTCTGCACCTATAAACTCAACTAGACGTTTGCCTACTCTATATTGTTTTTTAGTTTTATTATGATTAACTAAATTATACCAACCCTCTTCTTTTAGAATATCCTCAAAGTCTCTAACAACTGTTCCGTCTAAGTTCGTACGATATTTACGTACTGTTGTCCATACGCCTTCATAACAATATTGACCGTCTCCATAATTGCCACTAATTAACCATAAAGCACAAAGTTGATTTAACGACCAGGTCTTACTACTTCGAGTCCCTCCTCGATTAACTACGATTTTTGATTTACTGTCGTAATTGCGTTCAAAGATTTCAGTCGCTTCCACGCTTTATATTAATATTGATATTGTGAACTGTTTGTTCTATCTCTTGTTTGTCTGGAGCGTTTAACCCAAACATCTTTGCAATAGAATCATAAGCACCTCGATAGTCAGAACCCTTAACCATTTCTTTAAGTAAATAAAACTTTGATTTCTGCTCTTTAGTAAGGTTTTCTTTTGACGCTAAGTCCATAAGATATTCCCAAGATTTAATCATCTTAAAATAACCCTCAGCGACTTCCTTGCGTGTTATTTCGTACTTATTAGCCTGTTTAATTTGTAACTCTTTGATTGTTAGTGATATGTTAGTGTCTGCTAACATCTTACTTGAGTTAACTTTAATAGTATCAATAGAAGTATTTTTTCCAACATCATAAGCACGTCTATAAGCCTCTGACGCATTGCCTGTGTTAACATACTCTTCAGCAAATTTTCTCTGTTTAGGTGTTAGCTTTTTTTTCATACTTCTTAATTAAGTCTCTAACCCATTTAGGTGTCGTCTTTCTTTCGTGTGCTAGTTTTAGTCTTTCTATTTGCCAACTGGTGCAAAACTTTCCTTTTGTCTTTTCTAGTAATTCCTTTTCTAGTATCTTTATTAGCTCTAATGTCGTCACTATTCTCAATCACTTGTTTAATAAAATAATCTGGCAATGTTCGCCAATTCTCTCTCGCTTCCATAAAACGCACAAAATAATTGACGGTTTCTGCTCCGTGCAATTTCTTTTGTTCAGCTATTTCCTTTTGTGTTAGCTTCATATGTCAGCTAAATCTTTTATATTAACTTTAAACTGTTTTACGTTACCCTCTTTATTGTGAGAAACGATAGCATATTTACTATGTAGTTTTTTAATATAAACTTGCTTTCCATTATATGTTAAACGTCTTTTCATCATTTCTTTTTTATAGTTCGTCTTCTCTGTCCAATTCATCTAAGTTGTATATATATGATAATTCTAAAATTCTAAAATCGTAATTGTCGTTTAATGTCATTGATGAGACTCCGTTTATACTAAACATCTCATAGACCTCTCCATTCATTTCTGAATAGTAGAATAGACCCTCTTCGTCTATAAAATATCCGTAGCTAACTTTTCCCTTTCTTTCGAGTTCGTTTTGTGACATTCTTTTTAACTGTTTTCTTTTTTACTACTTTTTTCTCTGTCTCTTCCTGTCTTAATAACCAACCGTATAATTGAGCCATTTGGTTTTTAACGCAACTATTACACGCCCAACTAATTCGCATCTCTGGATTAATTTGTTTTAGTATTGGTTCTAATTCTTTTTTTAAAAAGTCTATTCCGATAGTTGACGGAAAAGCACTTGTTAACTTATATATTTTTATTACTTGTTTAGCATTCATAACAATCGTCTCTCTATTATACGCAAAAATAAACAACTAGACAACACAATATAATTAAAATTTATAAAAAAAACTATTATTGATATCCAGAACGTCAGACAAAAGCTACAATTAAAAGGCTTAAAGTCTAATATATTTAACATTGGTCTAGCGTAATCCGACCAAGTTGTCGTTAGTGTTATTATTAAAATTATCTCAACCATAGAACTCGTTTAATTGCCATTTTTGTTTTATTCTTTTAGACAGCTCATCTATTTTAAAATTAATAGTTGAGTTGCTTATTTTACTTTTCTCAGACAAACAAGACTTTATTCCTCTACATATTAAGAGTTGTTCTATAAGTATTTTATCTAAACCAGATAATGAGTTCACTAATTCAATTAAGACCTCATCTTTAAAACAACTATTTGAATAAGTATCTACATCTTTTAAGTCTTGAAAGTGTGACGGTATATAGTATTTACGTTGATATTGTCCTCTCTCGTTTATTATTTGAAATAAACAAAGTTTGTAAATGTATTTCTTAACGCTGTTTTCTTTTTCTAATTGTATAATAAAGTCCTCTCCCTTTTCTAATAAGAGTAAAATTATATCCTGTTTAAAATCTTGTAATTGAACAACTCTATATTCTCGACCAATAAACAAAATAAAATTTTCTATTTTCTTAATTAGCTTGTCGTTCATTTCGTAAAATTAATAATCTTTTTGAACATTATACATTTCTGACTTTAAAAAACTTATATTAGTTCGCATTGAGTCAGCTACTCTATACCCTGACTCTAATAAACGTCTCAGTCTATACATCTCAGGAACAGCAACGTTTGCCTCGTTTGTTGCCCTGGCAACGCTGAAACCCTCTTTTACCTTACTATGAATAACAGACTCAAAGTCTTGATGTGCTTTCGTTCTTATTGTCTCAACGTGATATAACATAGACGTTAATTGTTTTAATTGGTTGTTAAGCGTCTGACCGTCAAAGATGTCAGTTGAATTATAGTCGTCTATAATATCAGCAATTTTATTTAGTGTTTCTTTCATTTCTTAACTCTTCTAATTCTTTAACAATATTAACAAAGTCGTTAAACTCAATAGCAACATAATCTAATTCAAAATTTTTCGTAAAACAAACTAAAGGAATAGTTCCTCTCGGCGCGTCATTACGAGACTGCGCTAGTGCTTTCCAAATATTAAGTTTCTCTTGGTTCTTACATTCCCACGAAAACTCTGACATAATAGAGTTATCGTCAATACACAAAATGTCTCCTTTAAAATCCATACCGCCAGAAAGCGGAGTCCTTTTAATTTTACAGTTAAATTCTTTTGCTAATTCGTTTGCTATTTTTAGCTCGAATCGTTTTCCTTTTTTATTTGCGTTTAGTGCCATCGTTTATTAGTTTTCTTATTTGCTTTCCTAAGTCTCTGTCGTTTGGATATTTCTTACAATACTCTCTTAATATATAACTTAATATTTTATTAGTCTTTAACTCATCCTCGTAAATATGAATGTAAACTGAGTCTTTAACTTGACGATATTCGTTAAGAGTCCTTTTCTTCATTTTCTAAATATATTTGTATAATTTTTAATAAACACATTCCTGAGATTATAGCTAAAAAGTGAGAAGCTAACATTAAATAATAAATATTGTTAATAAGATGTTCCATAATTATAATTCTTTTAACTCTTGTAATTTACTAATTTTTATTTTAAGTTCAACTATATCTTTAGTCTGTACTGCGTTATCTAAACGCAACTTTCTAACTTCTTTTAATAAGTTTCTGTTGTAATCAGCTAACTCGTGAATAGTCTCCATTGTCGTTTTAAGCGTCTCTAACGCATCTAATCTATTTTTAGATGGTTTACCCTTATCACAGTCGTGCATTGCTTTTATAATTAAAATATGTAATTTATTTTTTCTTAGTAACAATTCTAACTCATCCATAATTCTCTGTGTTTTTAAGTGGATTAACTCCTCCGATTGTGAAGCCTAAGCCGTTATTATAATTAAATCTTAAAGGCTCGTTTAACATTGTAGGCTTTCCTCCTGATTCTCGGTCTTTAATTTTTAAAATGTGTATTTCTGTCATAGGCCACAAGTCAGGATGTGAAATGAGGCGGTGACATACAAATAGACTATCGACTCTATTAGGAAACACCTGGCCGCCTTCACAGTCAGCCTTACGAGGATTTTGTATGTGACCGTTAAGTAAATGGTCTGGAGGATAAACTCTTCGAGCCGCTTCAGTTTGAGGATGTATGCTAACAAATAAAGTCTTTTTTGTTTTATTACAAAACTCTCTAGCACTATTGCAAAAATTGTAGTTTCTGTCAAATTGATTAACTCTTCTATCGTGATTCAATCCTGTATAAGGGTCGATAGCGCAGACATCAGCGTCAGACTTTGCAAAGATGTTAAAGAGTTCAATATGACTGTAAAGTTTTCTATTGTCTATAAACTTAAAATATTGACTTATTTCTTTATTGTATTTTAATATCTCAAACTTATTTAAGTCTTTTAATTTTGTGCCTGTCCACATTTCAATGATGTCTCTTTTTAATTGTGAGGACTTATTTTCACCAGACCAAATAATGAATTTTAATTTATGTATTTTAGCAAGTGTTGTAAAATACCAAAGCAACCAAAACGTCTTCCCTACATTATCAAGGCCTAAACAAAGATTAAACTCTCCTCTTTTTAAAACTAAGTTCTCATCCAGTTTACAACCTATCTTAAGACCTTGCTTAATTTTACCGTCTTTGTAGTCATATAAATATTTAAGTGCGCTGTCGTCTTCTACTATCATTTTGTTAAAAGTTTTTTAACCTCATCAGATACTTTTAAGACGTTATCATTTTCATATTTATCTTTTATGTTCTTTTCTTTTCTTAATGCTTTAGCATTGCTTAAGCTATGCTTTCCGCCTTTTCTTCCTGACTCAACTCTTTTATTGTGTGCTTCTTTACGTTCTTTGTATTGTTTATCTAGCCAGTCAATAATAATATTTTTATTTTTTTGTTTAACTATTCCAACTTTTATTAGACTTTCATAATCGTCTGGAATTATTCTTTTGTATTGTTCAAATGGAACTTTACACTCTTTGCTCCAATAATAGCAGACTACTTTCATAAAAGAGCCTTGTTGTTTTAGGCTTAAGAAACTTATTGTTCCCGTTAGCCATTGATTTGGGTTGAATTTAAACCAAGGTAAATCTGTCATTGTTCTTTGTTTTAGTTTGTTTATAATTAGAAACATTTTAACTGCTCATATGCTGAAATTTTAAGTTTAGTTAAATCGTGTTTTTCAGGTTTAAAAAAATCTACTAGAAATTTGTCATTTGTTATATTATACTCATTTTCAATAAAGTCTTTAGGCTCTTTGCCGTATTTATTATTTTTTATTTCTTGAATATAAGAAATTCCATTAATTGTTTTAGCGTTTAAAAAATTATCGTCAATTTTAATTTCGCTTTTAACAATAAAACATTTTATAATTGAATTATCATTTAATTTTATATTGCTTAAGTTACTTAATTGTTTATATAAGTTTATACTACATTTATCATTTTTATTTTTATGATCAATTATAAAAGTATATTTTGTATTATATTTTGTAATTAAAGTATCAATATCCATTATAGTTCTTAATCTGTCTGAATTTATACTTAATAAAAAATTTAATTTATTGTTATGATATTTTTCATTATATTTCATTGTTATTTGTTTTAAATTTAAAATAATCTTGTTTGATTTTGTGCTACATTTTTCCAAGCATCAGCATTAAATGTAATAATGTGAATTTCATCTTCAAATTGTTTACCAATATATTTGTAAGATTTTGTAACACTTTCTTTTATAGTTTTTATACCTGTTTGAAATTTAATTATTCCTTCTTTAGCTTTTTTTAAAATATTTTTATTTGATTTTTTAATTTGTTCTACATTATTTGTTTCTCCACTTAAAATCCAGTATTTGGTATTTCTACTCATACCAATAAAAAGTGACGGATTACTTGTTTTAATATAAAGAGTTTGTTTGTTTTTTTTATACATTGAACCAAATATATTTAATATTTTAATTCCTATTCCTAAACCTTGAAAATCAGGCAAAACAACAAGTCTTGAGACTCTATAAGCGTTTTTTATTGTTCCACTAGGCATTGGTAAAATAGCAATAAAACCAACAGGCTTTTCATTCCATATTAATATAAAACATTTAGCCGATTTGTTTAAATCTTCTGTTAAATAATGATGTTGTTTGAATATATTCCAAGTTTCATATCTACATCGAAATATCTGTAATTTAATTTCTGGTCTTGATTGCCGAAGTAAGGAGGGCTTTTCAACCCTCCCTTTTAACGGTGAGTAAGTCCAATCTGGTAACAACCATTCCATTATGTCAAAATGACAACTTGCTAATATTATTTTTTTATTGTTTCTTCTTATATATTTTTGTAAAGCGTTACTCATAGCTTTTGCAACGTCTCTATCAACAACAGAAGTATATTCGTCAATTAGTATAGTTTCGTTTTCTTTTGCGTTTCCTACTTTGTAGGCTAATTCTGCTCTGTATTGTTCACCATTTGACAATGTATGAAAAGGTCTTAACCAAGTTGGAACAGAACTTAAACCCATTGAACTTAACAACATTGTTGCTTCGTTAGGTTCTAACCAATTAAAATTGCTTATTAAAGGTTTTTTATTACTAAAAACACATTTACTTAAATTTCCAAATTCTTTTAATAATGTAGTCTTTCCTGTTCCAGAACCTCCATAAATAACACCAATATTCCATTTAAATGTTTTACATTCAGAAAAATTTATTGGAATGTTTACAGATGTTTCTTCATTGTTTTGTATGTCAAAAGATTCATAAATGTAATTTGTATATTTATCGTTAATTATTTTACTTGATTTTTTTATATATTTCATTAGTTATTTTTTTTTAAATTATTAACGTAAAAGTCTTTTTCTTCTTTGCTTATGTCTTCCCATTTGTAAACAGGAGTGGAACCGTAGTCCCACTCGTTATTATAATAAGCCTCTCTTTTGTAGTTTGGTATTGGTTTTACTGGTACAGGCTTATAAAGTTGACATAAATAAATAGAATCAAGTTCCCATTGTTCTGCTAATTCTGGTATTGTATAACCCTCAATTAACAATTCTTGTATAAGACTCGAAAACCATTCCGAACTTCTTTTTATTGAACTCATCTATTATCTGTTTTAACTTAAAAGGGTAAATCGTTAGACGACTCCCAGGAGTCTGACTCTTGCTTTACAGGCTGTGCTTGACTTTCTGTATCAGGCTTCCAAGTATCAACAGAAACAGCAACGTTTTTTCCGTATTGGTCTGCTTCGTCTTTTACGTTTATGTTTAATTTAATAAATTTATTTCCATTATACTCTTGAATGTAATCTTTAATTTTAGACGGGTTAATTGTTACTTTTAACCATTTTTCGTTCATTGTCTTACCGCTTCCACAGTAGATTGTTTTTTCTTTTTCCATTTTTATTTGTTTTTATTTGTTATTGTAATATCCATTGTTAAGTCGTTCTTCTACGAGTCTATCATATGCCTCGTCAATTAAGTCAAAAAAGTCTCTTGGCTCTTCGTTTTCGTCTTCCATAGTTTATTTATTTAGGTTTGTTTTTATGTATTCTCTACAGTCTATAACTCTTTTATAGATGTTTTCAATAACAGCGTCATCTCTTTCAATGTTAAACACTTTTATTCTATATTTAGAATCTATATGACTATACTTATAATAATTGCTAAAAGACTCATAATTGTCTGAGTTACTAAACTTATATTCTCGCTCAATTAATTTGTCAGGCGTGTCCATAAGTGTGTAAATTAATTTATAATTATCTAATCCTGTCAAAGCCATATATCCCTGAGCTTGGTAAAAATATGCTTTATTTGGTATAGCGTCAAAGAACAAAGGAAAGCTATAACAATCCCAACTGTTTTTAACGTCAATTATATGGTCTGTAAGTATTGCGTCAGGAGTTCCAGTTAAAAAGTCGTTTTCAAAACTCTTTTCATTTTTAATTAGTTCGTCATAACCTAAGTTTTCAGCAACATAATTAAGTGACTCTTGTTCGACTTGATTTCCTTTATCTATGTATTTACTACTAAACTCTTTTTTACGTCCATAGATTTGTTCTTTTAGCCAGTCTTGACAATAAGACTTTGTTGTCTTAGATATTGTTTCAGTCTTCATTGCTGGGTTAGTCATTATTTGACCTATTGCCGAGCATCTTATTTTAAATTCTTTCATTGTTTTCTTTTAAAATCGTCTGACTCGTCTTCGCCAAATACGCCTAAACTGTAAAGTCCTGATAATTTTAAGACAACTCTTGACATTGCTCTCTTCTCAGCGATTGCAACAGGATAAGCATTTCTGTTGTTGTCTGGACTTGCTTCGCCGTATGTCTCTATAATAACATCATTAAGTTGTCCGACTGCTTTTATAACGCAAGTTTTACGTTCTGGACTATAATGTTTTAAATCGTATTCTATTTTAATATTAAGATTCGCTTGAATTTTATCGATTCCTGACCTCGTTATTATTTGATAATGAGGATGTTTAAACGTATCTTCAACGTTTAAGTTGTACTCTATAAAGAGACGGTTTAGTTGTTCTTTTCGTGTCATAATTTTTGATTTTAACTATTGATTTTTTTATTGTTTTAAGTCGTTTAGGAAAGTAATTATAATTAATTAATTTTAATTTATAATCTATCTCGTTAAAAATTTCTAGATATTCCTCAAATCGTTCTTTGTGTATTATTATGTCTTTGCGACTAGGTGTCCAGGTGTTTGAACTTAACAATCTTTTGTTGTAATTTATTCTTATTACTAAAAGTCTGAGTTCATTATATAAGTCTTTGGACGCTTCAAAGCGTTCCCACTCTTCTAAATATTCACTATAATTATTCCAACTCATAGCAGTTCTTTTACTTTGTTAATAATGTTATAAAGTTCATCAAACTCGCCTGTGTCAACAATTAAATGGTAATTAGTCTGAAAGCTAGTAAACTCAATTACTGTTGGATTGCCTTCTCTATTGTCGATTGATACTTTGACGTCTGTATTGTCGTCTTTAAATTGATAAGTTCTCTTTGTTGCTGTTGCTTCCATTTTTTTTATTATTATGTTTTTTAACAAAATCTTTCATAAAGTCTACAATAGTAGAAGAATAACTAAACTCCCACCAAGAAACAATACCTTCTTTTTTAGCTTTTTCTTGAAGTTCTTTGTGTATGTCTACAAACTCCTGAACTAGTTCTTTATCTTCATTTTTAATAGAGAATGTTTTAACTCCTTTTAACTGTTTCATTTTTTAAATATTAGTTATTAAATAAAATAAAATTTTGTAACTCAAATAAAAGGCAGTTACAATGCCCATAATATTAAATATTTCTTTTTTCATTATAAAATATAGCAGTTAAGGCAGTAAATTCTAATATTAATTTTTTCATAGTTTAGTTAATTATTTTTTAAATTGATTATAAATTTTAACTGCATGCTCTTTATCTTGAGCATTAATTGAATTACCTGTGCTTTTACCATTTTTATAAAGTTCAAACCACATGAACCCCATATAATCTTTGTTACTTCTTTGAACTGCTTTAATCATAATTTTAGTTGTTTTAAGTTTATGTTTGTAAATATATATATAAATACAATACAAATTACATTTTACTATAACTTTTTTTAAAAAAAAATTAAGCTACTTTGAGAAAATAATTAGAAAAAATGTGTAAATCTACAAATTTGACCTCCAGTAGGATGGTGTATAAAGCCTTCAATTGCAGGTAAATTAAGATAACCTTGTGAATGATGCCACGAGTCTGGAGGACTAGGCGAACGCATTGTCTCAACATTAACCGAGACAATATCGTTAGAGCGTTTAGAATGAAAGTGATGTAAATAAATATAGCGTCTGTTGCATTTTGCCCATAAATGAGGACACTCTGTTGCCATAATTAACGGTAAGTCGTTTGCTTTGCCTTTGTCGCCGTGACTAAAGCCGATTAAGTTATTTTCATAACCTATGTATTTGCGAGTAGCTGGAGAAACATCAAAAGAAACGTTTTTACAATTTTTAAAATGCGTCTCGATTAAATTTGACAAGTAAAAACCACTCTGGTAGTCGTGATTGGACGGACAAAAAACACAATGAACAGGAGCAACTTTCATTAACTTCTCTATAATATCAACATAAAGTCTTTTAGCCATTAAGAAAGACTCATACCACATTAAACCGTCAGACTCGACAAAAGTTCCTTTAGTTGTTTTGTTAGGTGTGTCATAATGTAAAATATCGTTACCTAGCACTAAACAAATTTTATTTAAAGGAAAGCCTTGAACCTTATCTAAAATTGATTTAACACCCGTTAAAACGCGAATAACAGCCTCTTGACTGTTGTATGTTTGCCCTGTCTCTAATTCAGACGCTACTTTGCCAATATGAACGTCAGCAGGGTCAATTACTAATAAATGATTGTTTAGTTTTTTAGTGTATTCTATTTTATCGTAGTTAGGAGCGTGGTCTTTAAAAGTCTTTAACATTTCGTCAAAGAACTTATTTTTGTCATCCTGTCTGTAAAGTGGATTTTTAAAGAATAATGACGAGTTTTTAGACTTAACCCATCCGTGTTTTATATCATTAGGACTAACGCCTTGTTGTTTAGCCTCTTCTTTTATTCTACGATACTCTAAAAGTATATCCTCTTCATCTTCTTTTAGACGATACCTAGTCGAGTTTCTACTCTTACTTTTTTTATTTTTCACTTTGTTTAACTCTTTTTAGCTCTTCCTCCAAAGTAAAAAGACACAATTGAAACTGCGACTCCTTCAACAAGTCCACAACTATGAATCATAAGTTCTTTATTGTGTTCTGGTATATTAATAAATACTATTGCAATAATTAAAAAGACAAAACTAACAAGCCCAATAACGCCTGTAATATTCATCATCCAGTCTATTCCTCCAACTTTTAAAATTTCAACTTCTCTTTTCCTTGCTGAATCTCTGTCTTGAACTTCTAAATTATATAACTCAACTGTTTGCTGGTGTATTTGTGCTTTCTCTTCAGGTGTTAAATCTGGGTCTGTGTCAACTAATTTTTTAACAACTCCCAAAATTCCTTTTTCTGGCAATAAATCGCCAACAACATCAAACACTTTAGGTGCTTTATTTTTTAAGAATTGTCCTAACTTACTGTCTTTTAATTTACTCATTTTATTTATTTTAAATCTTTTTCGTCTATTAAAGTATATGAGAAACTATTTCCCCAATATTTTTCTGCTTTTTTACATATATCAATAAACAACTCAAACTCATCTGAGTTCTGAAATACTTGACAACCCGCCGAATAACCGTCAACTGTTTTTCTTTCTCCCTCACTTGCTTTGTGTATATTAATACCGAAATATCCTGAAATAATTGTATTGTCTAGCATATCGTAATTTGTGTCTTTATCTTCGTCTCGATATACGTCAACTTTTCCGCCTGTTTGCACTAACGCTGTGTATGTGTAATGAGTTCCCAATTGCCAGACTCCTCTGTATTGATTAGGGACTAAAATAGCACAGCCTTTTGGATTCATTGGAGTCTCTAAGTATTTTAAACCTGGGAGTGTTGTAGCTTGAAACTCTAAAGAGTTCCACTTGCCTTTATACTTCCAAAACGTTGTTATAGTATCGTTAAATAAATTTGTTGTTGGATTTGACTCTCTAACGCCTACAATATTTAAATTAAAAGGCTTAACATCTGACTCATAGACTTTATAACCTTTTGACTTCATTGACGTTATTAAAGTGTTTAATTTACTCACGTGAGTTCCTTTTTCTTGTTGCTTTTGATTTTGCGTTTAATAAGAGTCTCTCTTCCATTCTAGCCAACTTCTCTCTCAACGCTGTGTTTTCAGTAATCAAACTATCGATTTTTGCTTCTAAGGTAGTAATTTTATCTTTAAGTTCTTCAATAACTTTAATTGAAAGACCGTCATTTCTTTTCTCTTTATCGGCTTTTATATCCATTCGTTTTTTTACGAGTTGCCAAATTTCTTTTATTCCTAACCCTCCAACGAGAGCAGTTATCGCCATTAGTAAGTTGTGGTCTTCCATTTTTATTTTATTTACCTTGTCCAACGTATTTCTTTTTCCATCCTTTTTGACCTTTTGAGGCGTTCTTGCTATGTATGCCAGGACGCTTCTTTTTAGGTTTGTATATTTTAGCAGTTAACCCTCTCATTATTCAGGCATTGGCTCAGACCATTCAGGGCTACTCATAAGAGTAAGTGCTTCTGAATGATTCATTTTATCACCTACTATTGGCAATGCTCCACTTGTTACATAACTTGGTTCTGTAATGTATGAAAGCAACCCTTGAGTGTTTGCTAAGTTTCTACGCATTGTTTGTGCAGATGTTTGATTTACCTGTGAAAAGTCAACTTTTGAAGTTTCTGTTAATTCTATTACTATGTATGTTGCCATTTTATTTTTATTTTAATATTTATGTTGGTACTGATGTTGATTTAGCTAAAACGCTCATTGAATATGATACGGCATTATTTTCAGAATACGGACTGTTGCCTGTTCTGTTTGTGCCTGATGACATACCTGAAGATGTTCCACTTCCTGTGGCTCCTACTCCGTCAACTAAATCTGCTTGTGTCATATTTGCTGAAGTTCCGTTGTTAGTTCCTATCTCATCCAATACAGTCCAGTTTGTGCCATCAAATGATGAATTTACACTTCCTAACCTCCACCAAGATACTGGTGTTACTTCAAAAGTGTTTAAGTCAAAAGGTTTGCCTTCATTGTAAAGTGTTTTTACTTGCGTTGCTGATAATGCTGAATTATAAATTGATAGATTACTCATTTCACCTTCAAACTCATATGTATTCAATTTTCCAATAACTAAATCACCACCACCAGACGGGATTGAAGCAGGAATAGAACCTACTGAATTGAAAGCAACATAATTACCATCAGCATATACTTTTAATCTATCTGCATCAGTCGCACCACTTCCGTCATAAACAATTGCAAGATGCAACCATTTTTCTTGTCCAAGTGTTCCGAATTTATTTAATGACCACGTACCTGCAATGTTACTAAATGAACTACCTATATTTACATAAAATTGACCTCCACTTCCCGCCCAAAAATAAGCTCCAAAATTATCAGAACTACTTAAATCAGAAATACCACCTCTTTGGTCTAATGATGCGGGATTAATCCAAACAGAATACGTTAAATTTGTATAGTTATCAACGTTTAAATTAGTACTAATAAAATCATCTGTTCCATCAAATGAAAGTGAAAAAGGGTCATAGGATTGGTTAATTATAAGGTCGGATTGCACAAGGTTTGAAGCAGTCATACCTGAAGATGTGCCAGTGTTTGAGTTACTTGATGCGTCAGGGATACTCCAATTAGAGCCATCAAAGGTTGCTGATGCGTCTAATTCCCACCATCCTTGTAAGTTGCTCCAAGAAGCAATATTTGGCGGTGTTCCGTAGTTATATAAAGATTCAACTGATTCTGTTCCTGTTGCTGGTAATGCTGTGTTAAACACTGAAACATTTGACATTTTGCCATTAATTGAATTTGAACCAACTCCATCAGCTTCAGAAATTAATGTATCTAAAATAGTATCATTTGTTGTTCCAACACCTGTTAAGGTTTCATTGAAACTTCCGTTTAAATATAAACTTACAGAATCTCCATTTCTTGTAAACGCTATATGAATCCAAGTGTTTGTATTAGTTAATATATTTCTTGCGTCTGTATTATCAAACTTCAAAGCTACCTGTGGATTACCTATTGAATAAGTTGTAAAATTAACTACACTTGAAAATCCTGTTGATATAAATACAAGGTAATCAAATTGATTTGTGCTTGAACCTATTGGAATTTGCGTTGTATCTTGGGTTTCATTATAATACCAGAAAGAAACAGTGTTTGTAGTACCTAAATTAATTGATGGTAGATTTATTACTGGGCCTAAAGAACCATCACTTTGAAATACATAATCTTTTTCTGCTGAATTTGGTGTTAAAAACTCCCCGTTAAATCCAGCATTTCCAAGTGGGTAATATGCCACAGGTTTTCTTCCATTTGTTATTGCCATAGGGTTGCCAATAGCTGAGCCAGTACCATACAGTTGAGTTACTTGTGAAGATGAAAGCGAGTAATCAAATATTGAAACCTCTGTGATTTTGCCATCCCACTCAAAACCAGATAAAGTTGAATTTTTTCCAATGGTAGTGTTATTACTTGTATAATTTATTGTTCCAGTTTTACTTGCACTACTTGCTTCTACACCATCTACATATAACTTCATAGTAGTTCCATCCCAAGTAGCGCAAACGTGAAACCATTGATTTAGTGTAGGTAAGGTTGTAGATATAGTTGACCAGCTACCTGTTTTTATACCAAATTGCAAAACACCACCAAAAACAAAAATACCATAATCAACACTTGCTCCTCTACCAATTACACTTCCATTAGATGTATCTGTTTTATATGCCCAAGCTGAAATACTTAAAGCAGTTGTAGAAGGTTTTAGGTTACCAACATCTACAAATTGTGAAGTTCCATCAAAATCCAAAG